CGACAAAATAGAAGTCGTATCAACATGGAACATACAAGTTCGTAAAGCAACAAAAATAATGGAAGAACAAGCAGATGGTTCTAAAATAGAATTAAGCCGTTCTTTTCATCGTCATGTGTTGCAACCATTTAATTCAATAAAAGATTCTGATGGTAAGTGGACACATACTGCTACTGACATTAGTAAAGAAGATGCAGATGTAAAAGCAATTGCAAATGCAGTTTGGACAGATGATGTTAAGACAGCATATAAAACATTTATAGAAGGTCAAAGCTTATGAGTAACGCAAGAAACCTAAGTAAATTCAAACCATCTAGTAGTGGTCTAGTTGAAACGACAGACATTGCTGATGATGCTGTAACTGGTGCAAAGGTTGAAAACAATCCAACCATAGCTGGTAATTTAACTGTAAGTGGTGGATTTATTCCTTCTGCAACTACTGCTGGGAAAAATATGATTGTTAATGGTGCAATGAGAATACATCAAAGAGCAGATACATTAACAAATACACCTAAAGCAGTTGATAGATTTCAATTAGTTAAAAACAATTTAGACACAGCAAATTTTAGTGAAAGACATTATGTTGCTGGTGAAGCAGAGGTTAGAGAGTTTGGTGGTGATAGTCTTGAAATAAAATGTACTACTGCTGATACAAATATAGGTTCTGCTGAATTAATACATATTAGACATCAAATGGAAGCACAATTTTTAAGACGATTGGCATGGGGAACTGCAAATGCAAAAACAACTACATTATCATTTTCTGTTTATTCTAATGTAACTGGAACTTATGCAGTAGTTTTTCAAACAGTAGATGGAACAGCAAGAAATATAAGTGCTACATATACAATTAGTTCTGCCAATACTTGGGAAAGAAAAACAATAACTATTGTAGGTGATACTGGTGCAACTATAGATAATGATAATGGATTAGGTTTAGAGATAAGCTGGATTTTATCTGCTGGTTCAAATTACACAAGTTCAAATCCTAATGGTGCTTGGGCAAATAAATCAGATACAAGATTTGCTTTTGGTCATAATGTTAATATTGCTTCGGCTGTAAATAATGTTTTTTATCTTACTGGAGTTCAATGGGAAGAGGGTTCTGTTGCAACACCTTTTGAGCAAGAAAGTCCAGATTTAACTTTGATAAAATGTCTAAGATATTTTTATAAACCAAATACAGAAGATAATTTTATGGGTAGTTTAATGGCTCCAGATGGTAATGCAAATGACTTTATAGGTGCAATTAATTTTCCAGTACAAATGAGATCGCAACCAGCTTATACTGGCACACCAGTAGAAAATGGATCTGCAGATACACTTGGAGGACAGACTTCAGTTGACACTAATAGAGCGTGTTTATCATTTGTTAGAATGACTAATGATGGAAATGCTGCAAGAAGAGGATTAAATATAAGAGGAGAAGTAAGTGCAGAATTTTAAAATAACATCAGCTAAATATGGCATAGGACAAGATGGTAAAAACTCTTGTATCAAAGCAACAATAGATGGTGTTGTATGGTTTGTACCAATAGATTCAGATAAGTTTAATAATGATGGAAAAAAAATTTACGAAGGCAATGCTTACTACGCTGAAATCAAACGACAAGTTGATGCTGGTGAACTAACCATAGAAGATGCTGATTAATGACTAAGATGACAAAAATAGTAGAAGATTGGACTCATGCTATTGATTCTTTTAAAGTAATACCAAGAGCATTGATACTGTTGTATATGTATTTAACATATGAAACTGTGTTTTGGTATATGGGTTTGGAGTCACCAAGCCTGGAGCAGAGTGGTATGGTATCTGTGTTGACGTCGGCTAATGCTGTGGCAATGGGTTTGTTTATGGGTAGGTCTAGTTGACATGGTTGCTGGTTGTATTTCTTTCAGGAACAGTTCAGGAAAGTGTCTACTTCAGTGATCTGGATTCGTGCCTTAGAATTGCACAAAAGATTAGGGCGCAAAACTATGATCCCTCTCTCGCTGGGGATAGCAAGATATGGGTCAAGGCTTACTGCGTTCCTAAGTCACTTCCTAAAAAAGAGTAAGAGGTAAATATGTTTCAAAGTTTTATTGGACCTATTGCAAACTTAGCTGGTACTTGGTTGCAAGGTAGAGTAGATAAAGCTAAAGCTGAAACAGAAGTCAAAGTAGCAAAAGCCAAAGCTGAAGCTGAAGTATATAAAACTTCTGCAACATCAGATATGTTAAATGAACAAGCATTAACTAATCAGATGGCTGGAAGTTGGAAGGATGAATTTTGGACTATTATTTTTGGTGGTATTCTTGTGGCTTGTTTTGTTCCTTATACTCAGCCATATGTAAAGAATGGATTTGATTTCTTAAACTCAAGTACACCAGGCTGGTTCTCTACTTGCTTATATATATGTATTGGATCTTCTTTTGGTTATCGTTTTGGTAAAACTGGATTACAATTAATGAATAAAAAACAAAAGTAATATGGAAACAATAGATTTAGAAAGAGTACATCAATCATATATTGATCATTTAGATAAAATAAAAGCAACTATAGATAACAAAAGGAAAATGCAAATGGACAATTTAGTCGACGTCATAAAAAAACATGAGGGTTGTCGTCTTGATATGTACAAAGATACAGTAGGTGTCTGGACAATTGGTTATGGTCACAACTTGGAAGAGGGAATAGATCAAGAAACAGCAGACTTTATTCTTGCTCGTGACTTAGAAAAACATTCTCAAGAGTTGGATAAGCATAAACCAATGTGGAGAGAGTTACCTGACCCAGCACAAATTGTAATTTTATCTATGCAATTCAACATGGGTTGGAATAGATTCTCAAAGTTTGTAAAATTTTGGGAAGCTATTGAGAAAAAAGACTACCAAACTGCTGGTAAAGAGATGCAAAACAGCCGTTGGTGGGGTCAAGTTAAATCTCGTGGACCTGAGCTACAAGAGCTATTAGTAAGTATTTCTGAGGTATAAACACACACGGAGGTATTGTTTCACCCCTCTGAGGGTCTTTATATCGACTCGTTTTTTTGTGATTTGGTACTTTCACCTAGTACACCAGCATATCCAGCTACATCTACGATACTATCATAGTGATCTGGAGTTTCAATTAGCCTCGTCAACTTCAAACCAATAAGAATTATGCCAGCTTGTTGTGGTGTTACATGATAGTCAAGCACAAGTGAGATGATTTCAGAAAATCGTTCAAGCATTTTGTCTGGTGGACCATACTTATCTTCTCTGTCGTCGACTTGAACTTGTGCTTCACGAAGTATTTGTTTTGCTTTCATCTTACAAACTTAAAGTAAAAGTAAACATTAAATATCATTGATATAAGTATTGCAAATGGAATTATGAATACAAATAAATATACATTTATTTCTTCATAGGTAATACCAATTATTGCTGATACTTCTACCAATAATAGTATGCACCAATCATATAGATTATCGATCCATTCGATACCTGAGTTTCCTTTATCTACCATATCTGTAATACCTTTTTTGTTGAAATATATTTTGGTAATCGAACTCTGTTGAAAGATTTTCGTATTACTTTTTTGCCTTTACGTTTGGCTCTATCAAACAAATCTAAGTTTTCATTTGATTTGATAGCACCACCCAAAGGTGAGTTGCTTTTAATAACAATGGTTGCTGGTCGATATACACGACCATGCCTATCCCATTCTTCTGCTCTTGGGTCATCAACAAAACTCATAACTTCCTCCTTATTCGTTTTCCTGTTAGTTTCATTGCTTCTAATAAATTGTCAACATCCACTGGTGTTAAATATTTTACACGGCTCATAGAAATGTATTGAATATTTTTTTTTCGTATAAGGCGCAACATACTTGCTTCAGTTATCTGATGTTGTTCTTCCCTAGCACACTTGGAACGAAGTTCAGTTGCAAGTTGCTTGAGAGATATAAGGTCTAGCATTTCCTTATATCTCTCTGAAATATTAGAACTGGTCATCCCACTGGTCTGGGTTTTTGAAACTGTCTTTGATTTCTTGTATTTTGTCGTCGGCAGTTTCGTTTGGTTTGGTTGTGATGTTGGCAGTGTCACTTGTCATTTTGTCAGTGACACTTGCTTTGAGATATTTAGTTCCCTCTTGAGCATGACCTTGAGGAAACTCATTTACCCAAAAAGCAATACGTCTATCTTCACCAAATGGTCCAGAGAAGTCAGGTGCATTTGGGTTTGCATCTGCTTCTTTAATATATATTGGTGAAACTTTCTGATAGAGTTCGTAATACTTTTCTCCATCTTTAGTTTGACAAGCCATTAACAAAGTATTTTTTTCTTCACCTTTGTTATTAACCTTACCAATGGCACGAAGAACTTGATCTGTTCTTGGTTTCCATAAGACACCTTTGTCTGTATCATCATAATCACTCATGCAAAATCTCCTTTGTTAGATGATTGTGGTTGTTTTGGTTGTACTTTACCAGTTGGTACGTTAATACCACTTGCCTTGTTGCCGTCGTCATCTTCTGATGGCAATGCAAACAATGCTTGCAGAGCATATCGCTTTGCATATGTTATAGCTGACCCCAGCTTTTGAGGATCATGCAAGTTGGGTACAAGACATGGAACTGGTAGTTCTTTGCTTGTGCCACTAGGAACATGAGTAGCAGTAGCAATGATAATTAGATTACCAGTTTCTGTAACTCTTGATTGATAACCATACAGTATTCCATATTTGTTACCATGATCACAAGCCTTCATTACTTCTTCAAGACTAGCATATGTGCTTTTGAAAAAAGGATTTTTGGTAGACTTGGTTGCAGTAATATTGTCTTGTTGAAATAACAACATTGCTTCATCAATATTTTTTGGAGCGATTGTCTGTTGCTTTTTCGGTTGTGTTGTATTAGGTTTTTTATCATTCATTATAATTTCTCCCATGAAATGATTTTGAAAATATGATTGGGTGTAGCATTTGTTTCCTCATGCTACATCCAGTTTGTTTTGGAGAGCAACTCTCCGACCATTCTTAGTTC